TTTAACGCCTTTCACTTTCACGCCCATATTAACCGCCTGTAATTATCGCCCAGTCATCTACAAGGCGGTCGAAAGTGTCTTCCCAGCGGACTGACTGCACCACCTCATCAGCACCGGCTACAAGCGGGTCAGCCTCGCTGCTAACGCCAATTAAGATGTAATCGCCGGTATCGGCATCCGCAAATTCGGTCCAGAAGGTGTTTTTCACAACACGCTCAGCGCCAATGTTGCCAAGACGCTTACTCAGGCCACCTTCATATCCGCAGTCGATGACTACAGGTTCAGCGAAACCAAGCGGGTCGCCATATTCATTCTGACCATCCAGACGCTTCCAGAACGTCGCCTTGCCGGTATATGCCCATCGAGCCACCTCAGACATAGTTAACCCCTCCACGCGATTACAGCGGGATTCTCAGCAGCAACGAGCGGGCAGTTAATCACCCAATCGCCGCTGCTGTTTACGTAGCCGGTTGTCTGCCGACCGTTTGATGTCTTTATCCAGACGCGAGTGAAGGGTTTAGGCTGCCTGCCTTTCGCAGATACCCAATCCATCAGCAACCCCCGATAACTTCAAAGAAGCCAACTGAATTACCTGCGATAGGTAATTCACCCAGGCAGCCATTGCTATCCCACGCCAGAATCTGCTTATACAGATGATCTGTTCCAGCGCTGTCGTAGGTGAACGACCGGGATGCGCCAGACGGAGCGGACTGAGATGAGATTTTACGGGCACCGGACAGGGCCGCTAATCGCGCGGCTGCATAGATGAGCAACAGCTTTTGCAGGCTTTCGGAGTAGCCCGCCCCGTCCATACAGACAGAAGCAGCACTAACTTGGTCAATCAGCAACTGCAGCACAGCATCAGGAACCGTGAAGCCCAGCTCAGCCATCAGCGGTTTTACGTCTTCCAGCATGATTTGGGCTGCCATGGTTACTTATCCTTTTTGGTTGCCGCTGCCAGCGCCGCTTCTGCATCGTCGGCGCGTTTGTTTGCCGCTGCCAGTGCATCAGAGTGCTCTTTATCTTTGGTTTCAGCTTGACCTTGCAGGTGCTTAACCTGCAACAGTGCATCATTCAGTTTTGACTGCAGCGCAGAATTATCAGCAGCGACAGGCGCAGATGGCGTTGCGACTTCAAATTGCAGCACCTCACCCTTTTCCTTTGATGCTTCAGCCTTTCCGCCAGCAATCCACTTTTCAGCGGCCGATTTATCAACGTCATAAACCTTACCGGCTTCCAGCTTCCGGAAACCGGCACCGGCGAAAAGGTTAGGACTCAGAATTTTCACTAGTGCCATTGTTTGCTCCTTAAGAGGCGTGAATGACGGAGTATTTATTGTTGATGTCCTGCTTAACCATCAAGCCCATAGCACCCCATGTGCGCCAGATGTAATCGCTGTTGTAGAACGGGCGCGGGTCTGCAACAGTGCCGATGGCCTGTCCGACGATCGGCGCGATAACGCCTGCGGTCAGCGGCACAATCAGGATTTCATTACCTGACAGCTGAGCGTCTTCTTTGATGGCCGCGATACCTGAAAGCTTCAGTAGCTCCTCCAGTACAGTGCGGGTTGCATTTACATCAAAATAACGCTCAAAGTTCGACATAATTTCAGCCGAAACATACCAAGTCTGAGGTGCATACTGGCTGTTGGTCACACGCACAACGTCGCGCAGGCCAATCGCGTTGTTACGCAGCGCTACCGGGTCGCTACTTGTTGCAAAGTTAAAAGTCAGATCTACCTGAGCAACACGTTCATCTGCTTTCAAGCCTTTCCAGGTCAGGCCGTCAAACTGAACGTAGTTACCTTCAGAATCGCGGAAGCCGTTAAACATGTAATCAACGTACTGGCGCTGTACATCTTCCACAGAGCCACGCTGCGCATCGGCCTGAGACTGGAGAGCTGACGGACTGTTGAAAATCGGGTCGCGCCAGGTGAACTTGAAACCAGAGTCATGGATAGGAACCATGGTTCCGTCAAAGGTGTAGGACTTCGCATCCAGCGCCGCGCCAATCTGGCCGCTCATGGATGTGTGGGCCCAGCCACGACCGCCAGTACGTGCATAGTCATAACGGGACTGCTCAATGCGCACTGAGCGAGACAGCGGCATCAGGTCATTCAGCAACGTGAACTGCGTGTTCGGCTCGAACTGAGCCAGCACAGTGGTATCAAATGCGCGATACAGGCGGCGAATATCATCAACAGCGTTGACGGCATCAAGCTGCCCGAACTGCCCCATTGAGGCTCGGGCGAGCAGATCAGCAACAGCCTGCGCGCTGGCGTTACGCTCATTTTGCAGGTTGTTAAACTGCCACTGGTTAATTTCAGCGTTCCCGGTTTTTTCGCCGAGAGATTTAGAAAATACAAACATTCAGGCGCTCCTTACTTGAACACAACGCGAATCAGATCGCCCGCTACCGCAGTGGCAGGTTTATCTTCTTCGACATAAGCGAATACAGCGGCATCATCGGCTACTGCAGTGATGCGACCGTTGGCAACGGCAACAGGCTGGCCTTTTTTGTATGTCCCAGCCGCTGCGCGGACGTTCAGGAACAAGCCAGGGATCGGCTGAATAGCCACCACATTTTCGCCAGCGGCGATGGCGTCATCCACGCCCATACAACGCAGGTAATCCATGTTTGCCACATACAGGATTGCTGACTCAGCGCCTGCAGCAGATGCGGTGAACTTGCCTGCGTCAAAGAAGCCGATAGTGCCCGGCGCAGTGGCTGCCGCAGCCGCGCCTTCACGATTCAGAAGAGGATTCGGGAATACGCCACCGGCGTGAATTACGTGCTTTCCATCTTTAGCCATTTTTTACTCCGGCATTTCGCTGAGGGATTGGGTGTTTACTTGATGGCGCATGCCGCCATTCAGACCAGTAGACGTCGGGCACTGGGCATACAACCCATCCAGTGCAGCACCATCCAGTTCGTTAACCGCCATGTCATCCAGCTGGAATTTGGCTTTAACAGCAGCGCGTTTGTCAGCCTTCTCTTTATCTGAGTTAGCATTTATTTGGCTGTTGATGGCCGTTACCTGCTCGGTTAGCAGCTTCGCCCATGCAGGCATATCTTCACTGTTGGTTGCGGTGTCTTTAGCCTTCTTATCGTCTGCCTCCTTCTTCTCGCGGGCAGCCTTCTCTTCAGGCGTCTCTTTCTTCTCTGCGGCTTTTTCTGCCGCCATTTGGTTGTAAGCGTCCATTAGCTCGGCATCGGTTTTGCCTTCAGTCGGCTTACCAGCTGCTTTCAGCGCATTTACGATCAGGTCTTTCATCGGATCTGTTTCTCCGTTAGTTTTAATTTCGTACTCAGTGGGTTTGCGCACGACTTCTACAGGTTCGCCGACGAACACAGCTTTGCCGCCATCGTCGATGAGGTACTTCTGTTTGAAATATTTCACGTCATCGCGGTAGATGAATGTGTCCGGCCAGACTGATTCAGGCCACAGCCAACTATCATCAGTGCGCCCTTCACGCAACTTGTCGCTGAGGGCGCGCTGGATATCGTCGAATGAGAAATTTGAAGCATTGGTGAAGAAAAACTTCGCTTTGTTAACGATGCCCTCTTTGGTGCAGTTGGAAGCATCAGCGAGGTTTGCCACTTCAATCTGCTGCTCTTCGCCTTCAGAGTTAACGAAGATTCCCACACCTTCATCTGGCGTCCCCGCGCCCGGCTCATCAAGAAGCACCGCGACGTGGTCGAACATCATGTTCGTAGCGATTTCGTTGTATTTCTTGCCCTTCGACTCGCCATTAGCTGCAATGCCGGAATAAAGCAGGCCGGTGGAGATGTGAATCGGGTCGGAATTGGTTCCAGCAGCCATTTCATCCAGGCGGTTAATAAGGCGCTTGCCCTTCTCGCTGGCCTCTGCATAGCGACGGTCAACATACATGTCGCCTGTAACCTTGCCATCGGCATGGTTGACGTTCTGAAGCCATGCGCCCACGTGGTAGTTATTAACCGCACGCACATCGCGAGCCGATACATGCTTGCCATCCACTTTGGGGTGCCCTAGGGGCATCGGGTTGCGCTCAAGCGTGTTAAACGCCTTCTCAATTTCTGCTGCCGGGTACAACTTCCGGTTCATCACAATGTCATCGACCACAGGCGTAATGCCGCGAACCACGATATGTGGCTTGCTGTCGATAGTTTCGGTAGTGATGTTTGAAGCGGAGTTGACGACGGTCAGCACGTTAACGCGGTTGCGTTTCATGCTGGATCCTCATCGATGGGTTGGTGATGCTGCCAACTTACTGATTTAGTGTATGATGGTGTTTTTGAGGTGCTCCAGTGGCTTCTGTTTCTATCACCTGTCCCTCCTGTTCAGCTACTGACGGGGTGGTGCGTAACGGCAAAAGCACT